CCTCTATACCCCCTTCGCAAAATATATTCCATTTTCCTCCTATATGGCTCCTATATGGCTCTTTCTTGATATGGCTCCTATGCGCAGCGTTCCCGCCATACCCCCTTGACCGCGCGAAGCGTATGTGGTATCGTCGGGATATGATGAACGATCTCGGCCTCGACCTTTCCCGCCTCGCAGCCCCCGGCCGCAAAACGCACAGGCTGGAGGCGAATATCGTTCGCGAGCTCCGCGAAAGTGACTTCGCCCTGCTTGAGACGCGGCCCGCCGTTCAGGCCTTCGACATAAAGCGCCTGACCGAACGGCATCATTCGCTCGCTCGGCTGCTCGCCGGTGGTGTCCCGCCCGGCGAGGCCGCAGTAATCACCGGGTACGTTCCGAGCCGTGTCAGCGTACTGCAGGAATCCCCCGCGTTTCGCGAGCTTGTCGCATTCTATTCCGATGCCAAGGACGTGCAATTTGCACAGGTTCATGAGCAGATCGCGGGACTGAGTAAGGATGCCCTGCTCGAACTCCGTACTCGGCTGGAGGACTCCCCCGAGGACTTCTCTAACGGGATGTTGCTTGAACTGATCACCAAAACCCTGGACCGATCCGGTTTCGGCCCCACCTCACAGGTGACTGCCGTCAACATTAACGTGGAACTCGGCAACCGGATCGAGCAGGCCCGGCTGAGGGCACGCGCTGCCGCAAGGGGCGACCTGATCGAGGGCACAGTGGAAACTTCAGATTGGACCCCGGCCAGTGACACTTGACGAGGAACTCATTGAAGAACTAGGCAGTTTCGCCTACGACCCCCTCGGTTTCGTCATGTGGGCGTTCCCCTGGGGCGAGCCGGGGGAACTCGCGAAATTCTCCGGCCCTGATGAGTGGCAGCTTTCGGTCCTCCGCGACCTCCGTGATGGTGTTATTTCGACCAGCGAAGCAGTTCGCATCGCCACCGCCTCCGGCCATGGGGTTGGCAAATCTGCCCTCGTTGGCTGGCTCGTCTGGTGGGCCTACTCAACCTTCCCCGGCACCCGCGGAGTCGTTACCGCGAACACCGAGAATCAGCTTAAGACAAAAACGTGGGTCGAGATTGCGAAATGGCACAGGCTCTTCATCGCCAAGCACCTGTTCAAATGTACCGCGACCGCGATTTTCTCCGTGGACGAAACTACTGCCCGTGAGTGGCGCATCGACATTGTGCCATGGTCGAAGAACAACCCGGAAGCTTTCGCCGGTCTGCACAACAAAAGCAAGCGAATCCTCGTCGTGTTTGATGAAGCCTCGACCATCGAGGATATCATTTGGGAAACTACCGAGGGAGCACTGACCGACAGCGACACCGAGATCATTTGGGTCGTATTCGGGAATCCTACAAAGAACACTGGTCGGTTCCGCGAATGCTTTGACACGGGCCGGTTCGCCCACCGCTGGAAACAACACCGTGTGGACTCTCGAACTGTCAAGATCACGAACAAGGCGGAAATCGCAAACTGGATCAAAGACTATGGCGTCGCCAGCGATTTCATCAAGGTCCGCGTTCTCGGTGAGTTCCCGGCCAACGATGCCAGCAGCTTCATTTCTTACGACGCTGCCCTCGCCGCGACTGCCCGCGAATACGAGGACCAGCGGGGCCTGCCCATCATCCTCGGCGTTGACGTGGCCCGCTTCGGCGACGACTGCACCGTGATCTACCCCCGCCAAGGCCGCGATGCCCGTTCCCGCCTCCCGCTGGTCCTTCGAGGTCTTTCAACCGTAGAAGTTGCACAGCACGTTCTTTCGGAATACTTCCGTCTCGGGGCGTCAGTGGTGATGGTTGACGGCGGGGGAGTCGGCGGCGGAGTCGTGGACCAACTTCGTCTGACGCAAATCCCCGTCATCGACGTGCAGTTTGGCGCGAAGCCTTCCGGCTCCCCCGTGCTAACCCCCGGAATCCTCTATGCAAACAAGCGGGCGGAAATCTGGGGCGAGCTTCGTGAGTTCATCAACACCGTAGGCTGTATCCCCGATCGCGTCAAAGGCCTCGACCGCACCTTCCCCGCCGAGCTTTCTGCCCCTCAATACACCCTTGATGCCAAGCAGGGCATCCAGCTTGAGTCCAAGGCCATGATGAAGTCCCGTGGGCAGGCTTCCCCCGATCTCTCCGATGCGCTCGCTTGCACCTTTGCAATGCCGTGGAACTCCACCGCTAAGTTGGCCCTGCCAAAAGCTCAGGCCGATTACAATCCCTTCTCAGAGGACGCCATCTATGCCTAAGCCTCCGAAAATCCCGCCCGCCGCGCTTCCCCCAACGACCGCCCAGGCCCGTGGTAGTTTGACCCCCGCGCAGGGCTTCTTGCCTCCGACTCTTCTAACCTCCCCCTCCGGCACCAAGCGCGCCATTACGCAGCGCCGCACCCTTTTGGGAGGCATGTAATGCGCGTCTCCCCAGCCGATCTTACTGAAATGCAGCAGCTGATAGCGGCGATGGAAAGCGAGTTCACTGATTGGGAATCGCACTTCCAGGACCTCGCCAAGTTTATTCTTCCCCGCCGCTACACATGGCTCCACCGCAATGGCACCGCCAAGGGCGAAACCGCGAAGCGCCGCAATGAGTTCATTCTCGACCCGACCGCGACGACTGCGTTGCGTGTTCTTGCCTCCGGGATGCTTAATGGCATCACCAGTCCGTCCCGGCCATGGCTCCGCCTGCGTTTCACTAACTTCAACGACGAGACGCTTTCAAGCGAAGCCTCTCTTTGGCTCGAAGAGTGTGTTCGCCGAATGCTGATTGTCATGGCCGAGTCCAACTTCTACTCCGCGATGGCCATGCTCTACACCGATCTGCCCTGCTTCGGCACCGCGGGCATGATTATTTACGAGGACTTCCACGATATTATTCGTTGCTACAACCTCGCCTGTGGGGAGTACCGCATCGGGCAGGACGACCGGAAGATCGTTGATCGTGTCTGCCGCGTTTACGAGCAGACCGTCGCGCAACTCGTGGGCCGCTTCGGCATTGATCAGGTTTGCGAGCAAACCTCCTACAAGTTCCGCGCCGGGGGCCCCCGCCTGCTCGAGACCGTTCCCGTCTGCCACCTCATCGAGCCAAATGATGATAGGGGCCGAAAACTCGGCGGTCAGTTCACTCACCGCGAATACTATTGGGAACAAACCCGCACCACCGGCGACATGCTGGAAATTTCCGGCTACCGCGACACCCCAGGCATTTTCCCTCGATGGGAGTTGACCGGGAACGATACCTATGGGACCTCTCCCTGCATGGACGCCCTTCCTGACATCATGCAACTTCAGCAAGAAACCAAGAACAAAGGCATGGGCTTGGACTACATGAATAAGCCGCCGATTGTGGCAGATATTGCGTTCCAAACCAAGCCCAACAGCCTACTCCCCCGCGGCATAACCTTCGTTCCCTCGCACTCCCAGATCGGGGCGAAACCCATCTACACCGTCAATCCTCCCATCAACGACATGCGGATGGATATCCGCGATATTCAACTGCGGATCAAGGAAATCCTCCACAACGACCTGTTCTCCATGATTTCCCAGCTTGAAACCGTCCGCACCGCCACAGAAATCGACGCCCGCCGGGAGGAAAAACTTATCCGCCTCGGCGCAGTTCTGCAGCGGTTTGAAAACGAAGCCCTCGATCCCGCCGTCAAACGAGTATTTAACATTATGAAACGGCGGGAGCTCCTGCCCCCACCACCTCCAGGCTTCGAGGATCAGCCCATTGAGGTCCAGTACGTCTCCGTCCTTCAGGACGCTCAACGCGCCGTGGGCACCGCTTCGACTGAACGTTTCCTCCAAGTCATCGGCTCGCTGGCCGCCGCTGCCCCGGAAGTCCTGCAAATTCCCGACTTCCCCGAGTTGCTGCGCGATTACGCCGAACGCCTCAACGTCCCGGCCGTCGGCGTAAAGTCTCGTGAGCGTGTCGCCGAAGAACAGGCTGCTCAGGCCGACCAACTTGCGGCGCAGCAATCCGCGCTCGTCGGCGGGGAACTCGCTAGTGCTGCCAAAAATCTTTCCGCCGCTGATGTTGGCGGGGGCCAGAATGCCCTTCAAGCCTTGATGGGAACCTGAGATATGGCTCTTGCAATCCCCGTCAAGGAGCGTTATCATGGCAAACGATAGAACCATTGCCCGAGCCACTTCTAAACTCGCAAAGGAGCAGCGTCAACAAGTTGAGGCCGGCCTCCGTCACCTCGTCTCCCGCAAAGAAGGCCGAGTCTACCTTTGGCACCTTCTCGGCCAAACCGGTCTCTTTGCGAACCCACACTCCGCGAATGCCCTCAACACAGCATTCGCTTGCGGGGAACAAAACGTGGGTCAGAAAATCCTGGCCGACCTGACTGACGCCGACCCCAATGCCCTCCTGCTCATTATGAAAGAGAGCCAAGACGATGAACGAATCCGTAACGCCGCCCTCGCTCGAAACGTCGCTACTGACGGAGGCGACCCCGCCGACTACGACTGAGCCTGCGGCAACCTTGCTGACCGAGCCCGCGACTCCGGCCGTCGAGTCAACCTACGTCGCCCTCGCTGCCACTGACATTGCCGAGCTCGCAGGCGCCGATTTCACCATCCCCGAGGCCCTGCAAACCAAGGCCGCGGAACTCTTTTCTACACTGAAACTCACCAAAGAGACGGCGGCCCCGCTTGTCTCTCTCTACACAGACCTCGCGCGGGAAGCTGGCGAAGCGAACGCCGCCGCTTGGTCTGCTACCATCGACGAATGGCAAGCTGCCACGAAGGCTCACCCCGATTTTGGCGGGGACAAGCTGGAAGCATCTCTTGCAACCGCGAAGCAGTTCATCATCGACTACGGTGATCCTGACTTCAACAAGATGCTCGCCGTCACCGGCACGGGCAACCACCCGGCCATGCTGGCGTTTATCCTGAAAGCGGCGAAGGCTGTCCCCGGCGAGGCCAAACCGGCCCCCGCCACAATGCAAAGTTCGGCGAAATCCCTCGCTGAACAAATGTTCCCAAACATCGGAGCTAACTAACTATGGCTGCACTTCAAACTCAGTGGCCTACGATACTGGACCACTCGCGAGCAATGGGGGCCGATGGCCGCCTGCTTGCCTTCGCAACTCTGCTGTCGCAGACGAACGAAATTCTCCAGGACATGCCGTTCATCGAGGGCAACCTGCCGACCGGGCACGTTGTCGGCGTCGAGACCGGCCTGCCCACCGCTACCTGGCGCCGCCTCTACGGCACCGTCCAGCCGTCCAAAGCCACGACCGAACAGGTCACCGAAGGCATTGGGATGCTGGAAGCCTACAACGAAATTGATGTTGACGTGGCGAACCTGAACGGCAACACCGCCGAGTTCAGATTGCGTCAGGCCCAACGGACCGTTGAGGGCATGAACCAGAACCTGGCCGAAACGCTTTTTTATGGTAACACGCTGATCAACCCCGAACGTTTCGAGGGCTTCACGCCGCGCTTCAACTCCTTGGCTGCCCCGAACGCCGAAAACATCATTCCCGGCGGCGGCGTAGGCGCGGACAACCGTTCGATCTGGCTGATCGTCTGGTCCCCTGCCACCGTGTTCGGCATCACTCCGAAAGGCTCTCAATCCGGGCTGAAGATGGAGGACAAGGGACAGGTCACTTCTGAAAACAAATCTGCCACCTTCAACGGTGGTTTGATGGAAGTCTACCGGACGCACTTCCAGATCAAAGCCGGTCTGTGCGTTGCCGACTGGCGCTACGTCGTTCGCATCTGCAACATCGACCGTTCGGACCTGACCGCCAACGCGGCAACCGGGGCCAACTTGCCGAACCTGATGTTCGAAGCACTCGCGCGTATTCCCTCGATGGGCATGGGCCGGGCAGCTTTCTATTCCTCGCGCGACGTCTGGACCAAGTTCCGCCAGCAACTGGCTGCGGCCACAGCCGCTTCCACGCTGACAGTTGAAAACGTGGGCGGGGTCTTGACTACCTCGTGGCACGGCATCCCCCTCCGCCAAGTTGACCGCCTCGCCGTCAACGAAGCCCTGGTTACGTAAGGAGAACCAAGATGATCCTCGACGAGTCCCTTTCCATCTGCAAAGCCACGGCGGTTTCAGCTGCGGCAGGTACAGCACTGGTTGGCAACCAAATCGACCTCGGAGTTGGCGAACGAAATCCGCTCCGGGGTGTGCAGCCCTTGTACCTGGTGCTGACTATTGACGTGGCCTTTACCTCCGGGGGTGCGGCTACTGTCAACTTTCAGCTGGTTTCGGATGCTCAAGTTGGCATCCTGACCGACGGCACCGCCACCGTCCACTATCAGACCGGCGCGATTGCTCTCGCGGGCCTGACCCTCCGCCGTCGGTGGATCGTACCGCTGCCTTGGTCGCCCGACACGGAGCGCTTCCTCGGCTTGCTGGTTGTGACTGCGGCCGCCACTACAACTGCAGGCTCGATCACCGCCGAAATCACGGCCTTCCCGCCGAGCAACTACGCGCCTTATCCTGACGCGGTGAACTAATATGTGGGTAAAACTCCGCTTCCCCTTTTTCGATGGTCTGCGAGTCTATCCCTACGGCGTCAGCGAAATCTCCGATGGCACGACCTTGCCCTCGGATGCCGTAATTCTGGAGGCTGCGCCGGTTGAGCCTGCGCCTCCTCCAACCCTCGACACTCTCTTCGAACTCGGCAAAACTGGCCCACAAACCATCATTGCCGAGCCGAACAAAGAAACTACCTTTAGCGAGCTAGGGAAAAAGAAGTGACAACATCAGTCCTTGACGTGTATAATCTCGCCTTGAGTGCTATCCACGCCAAGGGCGCTGTCGCTTCCCTCCTCGAACGGTCCCGCGAACGCGAAGTCTGCGAACGTTGGTACCCGCTCGTCCGTGACACCGTGCAGGAGGCTGCCTATTGGCCTTCCTGCACGGCCACGGAACGGCTTGCCCTCGCGGAAGAACGCAATTTTTCTTTGGCTTGGTCTGCCGGAAATCCCGCGCCACAGTATTCCTTTGTCTATTACCTGCCCGCGGACTATCTCCGCGCCCGCTATCTCGCATCTTTCCTCCCCTTCACTGTCGAGTTCGACTCGACGCGCTCGCGTCGGATGCTCCACACCTCGGAACCCGACGCCGCGCTCGTCTATACAAGGCAGTCCGATAACGTTCTTGACTGGACGCCCGGCCAAAAAATGGCCACGGTCTACGGCTTGGCCGCTCACATTGCGGGGCCGATCACAGGTTCTCGTGCCCTGACAGCGGATTGCATCAGCAAAGCAAATTCAATTCTGATGGATGCACAGGCCTCCGCACAGAACGCCCAAGACCAGCAAGCGGAAATACTCCCAGCGGTCTTTCAGGCCCGTGGCTACGCCGGTGGGGTGTCCTCCCCGGCCTTCTACTATCCAACTGGCGGATATTTCAGCGCGGCGGTAGTCAATGTCTGACGACTTTATCAAATTCGCCTTTACCGGTGGCGTAATTTCTTCTAGCCTTGTTGGCCGGGATGATCTGGAAAAGTATGAACTTGGAGTCCTCGAGGCGAAAAACTGGTTCATCAATTTCCAAGGCGGGGCCTCCACACGTGCGGGTACTGCTTTCGTTGATTACGTCGAGGATGACGATCTGCCGATCCGCCTCGAGCCTTTTCGTTTTAATAGCAAAATTGCCAACACCTACATCTTGGTAATCTCTGACAATAAAATTCGTTTTGTTCAGGACGGCGGATACGTATTAGAAGCTGCCAAGACAGTTTCTGCAATTGCCCCCGATGGTACAGTAACCTCGATCGGGCATGGTTTCATCAACGGGGACTGGGTTAAGCCCTTCGGTATCCCTGAGTTTTCCTACGGTACTTATGAAATACAGTCCGCAACAGCCAATACCTTCAAACTCCGGCGCGTCTATGGCACAAACGAAAGTTTTGCTGGAACTTTTACCTCAGGAACCTTCTCCCGTATCTATACCATTTCTCACCCCTACGACAGCGCAATCTTTCCCGCGCTCGTATTCAGCCAAAACAAAGATCGTGTTTATATCACACATCCTGACTATCCACCTAAAATTCTTTCGCGTTTCGCACCTACCAACTGGACCCTTACTAATGTTTCCTTTAGCGGAAACTCCAATTATCCGGCCGCACCTACCTTGACACCATCCTCAGCTGGAAGCGCAGGTGTTGTCTTTGGTATTACCTCTGTCGATCTGGCCGGGCAGGAAAGCCGGATTAACAACTTCGCCATTAACGAGGTTTCCGTCAACTACACTCTCGTAAACGGGCAAATGAGCCTTAGCTGGCCCGCGCTTAACGATGTGCAGTATTACAACATTTACCGTTCTCTGATCTTTCCTGCAGGATCCAACGCTACACTTTCTCAAGAACTCGGCTATCTCGGCCGGGCGATAGCCCCATATTTCCTAGACCTCAACATTGTTCCCGATTTCACCACGCAGGCCCCACTCACGCAAGACCCCTTTAATCCTGGGGCTATCCTCGCAGTCAATATGACTGCTGGAGGATCAGGCTACGATAAAACCACCGCCACTATTTCAGTCGCTGATGGAGTTGGTTTTGTCGGACGCCCTGTGGTTAATTCCGCGGGCGCAGTCATTTCGGTCATGGTCTTGCAAGGGGGAAAGAATTACCTTTCCGGCTCAGTCATCACCTTCGGGGGAGGCTCCGGGGCAACCGCTACCCTGACTGTGGCTCCAGCTTCTGGAACCTGGCCACAATGTTCCACTCTCTTCCAGCAGCGTCGCGTCTACGCAGGCACCGATGCACAGCCAATGGGCATTTTTGCCTCACGACCGGGCCAACCTGAAAACTTTGATGCCTCTACCATCCTAACAGCGGCCGACAGTTATTCTTTTGAACTCGATGGGCAAGAAGTAACTCCGATCAAATATATTCTAGCAAGCACTACGGGTATGCTCGTCTTTACTGATAGCATGATTTGGCGCCTTCGTGGAGCCGAAGATCAAGTAATTTCTGGACTGTCTGCCTTAGCCGAACCTGCGCTTTACATGGGCTGCGCTACCATTCCACCGCTTCAAATCGGCAATGATATTCTTTTCGTTCAGAATAAAAATACCGCTATTCAGTCTTTCAATGTGAGGCAAACCCAAAATCAAGCTATTGTGCGTGATCTTTCTATCCTATCGTCCGATTTTTTTACGCAGGGCGAAATTATTGAAAGCTGGACTTATGCGAAAGACCCCTTCCGGCTGGTTTGGGCAAACCGCGACGATGGAACATTCCTTTCTATGACCTATGAGGCAGACCAAAACGTCATGGCCTGGGCGGAACACTACACGCAGGGCTACGTGCGGTGGCTCACCTCCATAATCGAGCGCGCCCGTGATCGAGTTTATATGACAGTAGAACGTATCGTTGAAGGCCAACATAGGGTCTTTATCGAACGTATGGCTCCCCGCCAGAATTTGTCCGTAGAAGCCCAATGGGCGGTTGATGCGGCGTTGGCTTCATCGCAGATTGTTGGGCTTTCTGATCTTTCCATCAACGGCGCACAGGTGCTGGCCGCTACCCCTACTTTCACCCTTGGTGATGTTGGCAAACATCTGCGCGTGAATGGAGGGCGTGCCCTGGTGACGGCGCTTGTTAATTCGCAAGAACTGACCGTTGAATGGCAACTTGCAATGCTGGATTTTCACCCACCAGCCAGCCCTGACATTATAATTCCAGCCGGGGACTGGACGTTGGACGCCCTGCAATCTTCCTTCGGCGGCCTTTGGCACCTCGAGGGCAAGACCGTTCAAGTCCTTGCTGATGGTTCTTACCATCTTGACCTCATTGTTACCAACGGTTCCATCACACTTCCTCAACCGGCGTCCTTTGTTATTTGCGGCCTCGGTTTTGATGCCCGCCTCAAAACCCTTCCGCTATCATCCAACAGCGAATTAATCACGCGTTTGAAAAAGCGGCCCGCTGCGGTAAGTGTCCGTGTGAAAGACACTCGCGGCCTCTTCATCGGTGATGACAAAACCACCTACGAACAGAAGGGCCGGTCGTGGGAGGAATACTCCACCCCGCTCAGCTATCTTCAAGGCCTCTATGAAATTAACATCGGGGCAGAGTGGGACCTCGAAGGCTCCATCGTTTTTGAAAAACACTACCCGACCAACGCATCTGTGCTGGGCTACGTAATCACTGCGGAACTCGGCGATGTTTGAACCTTTCATGCAGCCCATTAAACACGAATTTACAGATTTCTTGATCTACTGGCCGGGCATCCGTGTCGGGGTCAAAGAGACAAATTTGTTAACCGGGGAACTTTACCTTTGGGTTGATCGGGTTGACTCACCAAGCCTTGCGGCACTTCGGCGGATGCGTAGAGTTTTTGACACCATCCAACTTCCGATGGTCTGCAATGTCGATGCCAGGAATGAGGCTACCCGCCGTTTCGCTGAGTTCTTTGGCTTCGCTATTGCCCACACTACTGACAACGTTCATATAATGACGAGGAATTAACATGGCTTTTGCTGCACCTCTACTGGCTTCGCTTGGCGCGGGCAGCGTTGTTGGCGGACTTGCTACCGCGGGTAGCTTGATCGGCGGAGTCTCGTCATTTCTTTCCGGCCAGTATCAAGCCGGAGTACTTCGCAATCAAGCGGCTGTTGCGGATCAAAACGCTGCCCGCGCAATCTTCGCCGGGCAGATCACACAGCAAGATCAAGACATCTCGGCCCGCCAAGCCATCGACCAAGACATTGCCGCGCAAGCAGCCTCCGGTTTAACCCTTTCCTCTGGAACATTTGCCCGCCGCCGAGATAGCCTGCGCATCCTCGCCCGCCGAGATGCCCTGCGAACGCGCAATGATGCAGAAGTTCAGGCACAAGGCTTGAAGGCCGGGGCTTCCGCTGCCCGCGCCGAAGCCCGTCAGACCTCCTTCGGTTCCTTCCTATCTTTGATCGAAACAGGTTTCAACGTAAAAGCTGATCTTATAAACTCCGCAGGCCTTGTGGCTTCAAGCAAGGCTGCTCAAATTCGCCGCGACACCCTGGGAGTTCGCTGATGGCACAACTTGGTTCAGTCGGCGTAACCGGACGACTGCTTGAGGCCCCGCAACCACGCGTCAATCCTCAGGCCTTTGGTGCCGGTATTGGCACTGCGCTACGTGGGGTCTCCGCTAGTCTTGCCGCATTCGGCCAAACTCAGGAAGAAACGCGGAATGCTGAGGCACAGCTTCAGGAAGCCTACGCGGAACGCAAACGCAAACTGTCCCGGACACAAGCCGAAATCGGACTGATGCGCATGAACACCGCTCTCGATCAAGAGGTGGTAGAACTTTCCCGGCAGATGCCGCGCGACGGAGCGCAGTTTACGGAAACCGCAACACAGCTGGCCACGAAGCGTGTCAACGAATGGCTCGGAACTGTCCCAAAAGACCTGCAGGATGAATATCGCATCAAGGCTGAGTCTATCAGGCTCGCCACCAACCGTTCAGCCTTCGACGTTGAACTCGCAGCCGGGGACGCAAGCTACAAAATTGACCTGCAGGACTTCGCCCAGAAAGCCCTCGACTCCATCCAATCAGGCCGTTCGACCTATGAAGATTGGGGACCAACGCTTGGCATTCTACTCGATAACTCTCCGCTGACTCAGCTGGAAACTGAGGACTTGGCGGATCAATACATGACCTCGCTGCAAACCGCGGCGCTGCAGCAAGATGCGCAAGCGCTTGCCCTCGCCCCTGAGCAAGGCATCGGGACCACAGGTGCCCCGGCCGACGGCTCCGACATTGTGGCTGCGGGGATGCCTGGTGTTGCACGTGGCCTGCTTAATACCGTCGCGAGCGTTGAGTCCCCCGGCTACGACGTTATTAATGGCGGAGGGAAGTTCTCCAGCTTTGCGGATCACCCGCGTAAACGCATTCTCCTACCGAATGGCCAATATTCCTCTGCAGCCGGGCGCTACCAATTCATCGGTTCCACCTGGGATGAAGCGGCGGCCGCTCTGCAGCTTACCGATTTCTCCCCGGAAAACCAAGATCGGGCTGCATGGTGGCTTGCCCAACGCGACTACAAAGCGCGCTCCGGCCGCGATCTTCAACTCGATCTTGAGTCTGGCAACTTCACCCTTATCGCCGGGGTACGCCGGTTCCTCGCAGGCTCGGGTAACGCTACTACTTGGGAAGGGCTGCAGTCGCTTAGCGACGACGAGTTCTTCGCCAAAGTCACAGTCCAGCAGGGTACCCCGTCTGCCCTCTTAGCCTCAGACCGCTACGGTGCGCTTTCCTACGACCAGCGTATTGCAATCATCTCTGACGCAGAGAAGGTCTCTGCAAGCATCCGCGCCCAGACTGCCACACAGGCTTCTGCAGCCCTTTCCGCGCAAATCGCCGACATGACTTCTGGCCTGCAATCCGGTCGTCTTGGGGCGGCTGATCTTCTTGCGGTGCAGGGACAAATCCCTGTTACGGATTTTGAAGGACTGCAATCTGTTTATCAGAAATCTAACTCTGATCGCGCCCTGCTGGAGCGGTTCGCCGCCAACGTCACCTCCCCGACCTATCAGTTCGACCCTACCGATGGCGATGCCAAAGCCGGGTTCCAGCTTTTTTACGAAAAAGAAGCTCGCGGGAAAATCGCGGAGGGCGACCAAACCTACATGGCCTCGACATTCCTGCCCCTCGTCGCCCGCACCGGCTACCTACCAGAGGCGGCAAGCCAACAACTTGCGAGTCTTTCTGCCTCTCCCGATCTCAATCGAGCTGCCTTCGCTTTCGATAGCATGGCGGCGTTGCGTGAAACCAGCCCGATCGCGTTCGGCCGTCTCCCCGCCGTGGCACAGAACGACACAATCCTATACCAAACAGCCGCGCCTTACATGAGCCGTGATCAACTAATGACCTCACTTCGGGCCTCGACCGATCCGCTCATGGCTCAGACTGTCGAACAGCGTCGCAAAGAAGCCGACAAAGTTTTGGCGGGAACTTCTGAGCTTTCCGGTTCTGCCACCATCACCGCGCTGGTCAACGATCACTTCGGGGCTTCCCCGGCATCGTCCGATCCTCTCGCCAATCTTGCCATTCAATCGGAATACTCCATCTTGTTCCGCAGCTTCTACGAGAAAATGCCGGATGCTTCTATTGCACAGCAAGCCACACTGTTGGCGCTTGAAAAAGTCTGGGGCGTGACAAGCCTCGGCGGGGACGAGCAACTAATGAAGTTTGCCCCAGAAAAAATCCTTCCAGTCTACCAAGGCTCCCACGATTATCTGCGTGATCAACTTAACCTTGATTTCTCCGTTGGTGACGACGAGCAGCTGCAACTTATCAGTGATGGACAAACTGCTAGCGAATACCAGCGCGGGGAGTCCCCGTCGTGGATCGTGCTGCGCAAAAATGCTGATGGCGTATTCCTGCCGGTAACACAAAATGCCCCCGGACCTGCAGGATCTCCCGGCCCTGCTTCACTCGCTCGAGCCTTCTTCGAGATCACTCCGGAAATGAAACTCAACGAAATCGATCGCGTTATCAGTGTTTCCCGTGTTCAGCAGCTCTACCAAGACTATCTAACTCTTGATTCACAGCAGCCTATAACCTCCCCGGAAAGTCCTGAGATGGAAGCAATCCGGCGGGAAATCGAAGCCGAACAAGCTGCTCGTCCCGCACCTTTCCAGACCCAGGCTCCCGTTGGTGTTGCGCCTGCTCCAAATAAATTAACCAACCACGGCCTAAGAGGATTGTTTGAATAATGGGCATTCGGCTTTCACCACTTAACGGTCAGACTCCTTTCAATCCCGAAGCGGCTACTGAGCCTCCGGCTCCGTCCGTTCTCGGTGCAGCTTTTCGACAAGAGAACGATGTTTACGCCCTGTTCGATATTATTACGCGGGATGACTTTGCCCCCGATCCAACCTTTGACTTGCGTAAGCGACTCGGCGAAAGCGAACTATTTTCCACCTCTCCTGAATCCTTCATTGGGGTACAGTCTGAAGCCGAGTTCCAATTCAAAGAACAAAAAGTTGCAGCAGAACTGCGTGATCGACAGCTTCTGGCAACTTCAGGCATTGGTGGAATTGCTGCGGCGATGCTCGCGGGCACGCTTTCCCCGACTATATTACTTCCCGCCGGTGCTGCCGGTCGTGGTGTCGGTGTTTTGAAATCTGCGAAGAATGTCGCCGCCTGGACTGTTATCGGTGCAGGACTTCAGGAAGTGACACTTCAAGCCAACCAAGAACTCCGAACCGGAACTGAGTCCGCGACCAGCATTGGCGGGGCACTTGTTCTCGGAGGTATCCTTGGCGGGGCAATCGGCTATCTCTCAAAGGGGCGGATTGAAGAAATAGCCTCTGGTATGGCTGATGGGATGGGCACAACAGCCATACCGAAACCTGTCCCGCTTACGTCCGATCCAGTCGGACTTTCGGCCGAGTTCACCACTCCTGACTTCCGTAAAGGTGCCGGTGGACTCGCACCCAGCTTTGGCCTCGCTGAGGGCATGGCTCGTTTCAATCCGATGCTACGCAACTTCGGTCAGAAGTCCTCCGATACGATAAAGTGGATGCAGGCACAACTTACTACTGGTGGACTCAAGCTGAAGGGCAACGTCGAAGGCATAGCCTCGGCGTCGGGCGGGAATATTGAGGCTCGGACCAACATTCACTATGGCAAAGTGGCTGAGGCAATCCAAGCCACGCACGTTGCCTACGCAGAACGCGCCGACCTATCCATGTCGCGGGGTGCTTTTGACGAGGCCGTTGGTATGGCTCTTCGCCGGGGAGGCCTCTCGATTGATCCTGCCATCAGTAAAGCGGCGGCGTTGATCCGTGATCGAGTCTTTCGGCCTATGTTTGAAGAACTTCGTGCAGTTCAGTTCCCCGGCTTCGCTGATCTCAAAGTTCCGGCCAAGTTGGACGCTGATGGTGTGGAACTTTCCCCGGCGAAGTTCACGCCTCGCTTCACAGAGGATGAGCTGAACAAATACGTCCACCGGATTTACAAACGAAACCTGGCCCTGCGGGAACGCGAGGACTTCGGGCAGATCATCGCGGAGCATCTGAAGGAAAAGCTTGACGCGAAATACCTCAAGAAGCTGGACGTGGCTACCGTTCGCGCAAAGGCTGAAGAACAGCAAGCCGCCGATTTATCCCTTGGACCAGATCAAATCACCGCCGCTCGGACTGAACTCGAAAAAGAAATGTTCAGCTTGCCACAACAATTCGGCCCCGAAACCGCCAATGTCGCGAGCGAAATTCGCGCCCTTCGCGCTCAGGCTAAGGAAGTTCGCGGGAACAGAGCGCTGGCGAAGCAACTCCGCGACGAGGCCGCTGCGCTGGAGGAATCCAACAAAGAAGTCTTACAGCCATTTACGGTCGCGGAGAGCAAACTCCGCAAGCGGTTTCTTTCCCTTGATCAAACTCGAACCGCGCTTAAGGATAAGCAGGCGGCAAAACTGGAACAAATTCAATCCTTAGAAGATATGCAACTTGATCAGCTTGCTTCAGTAGCTCGTGCGGGCCAACGCCTGCTAGGCAAGATCGCCCGGCTTGAAAAGGACGTTCCTGAGGAAATGGCCCGGTTCGAGGCCCAAGCCGATGCCGCGCTCACTCGACTTGAAAAGGCCGAGGCTCGTGTGATCAAATTGACCGAGGCAACTGCCGCAGAAGCTGAGGCCGCACTTGCAATCCGCACTGCCCGGCGTGTAGCCTTTGAAGAATCTCTTGCCAAAATGGACGCGGCTCAATCCCTTGAGGAACGCATTATCGCGGTGCAGGAAATCCTCGACGAGACCCTTGTCCGCGCTCGCGAGGTCAATCACAAACGCAGCCTTCGTATCGCTAAGCTGCAGGAGCAGGCTGCGTCCATCGACCCGACTGCGGCAGCCACCCGTGCAGCTCAGCTTCGTTCCCGCGCAGCCGCTCGCCTCAGCGGTGTCATGGACGATATCGAGTTTAACAATGGTCGCATCGTCGATGGCAAAGTTGATATGGGCGATATGGCCAAGCAGCTTTCAAGTGAAATCGCGGAAAAGTTGATTGGTGATCATACCCGCGCTCCAGGTATGACCCTGCTGATGGAACGCGGGGCGGAACTTGCCCGGCTTCTCGATATTGACGAGACCCGCATTTGGTCAAATGGGAAGAAACTTGAGGATTATCTCGAGAACAACATCGACATTATCACTCGCCGGTATATTCGTACCGTCGCGCCAGACTTGGAAATCTATCGCACATTCGGAACAGTCAATCCGTTAGCCAAGGACGAAAAAGCTTTGTATAAATCGGGTGCGATGCAGCAAATTCAGCGAGAGTTGGATGCGAAAATGGCTGAGGCCCGCGCAATCACTGATCCGAAAAAGCGTGTCAAGGCTATCGACCGCGTTACCGACGATAAATCTAACTTCATCCGTGATTTCGGTGCGCAGCTTGACCGACTCCGCCACATTCGCGGAGTCCCAGAAGATCCGACCGCGATCGGTTTTCGAGCTGGACGGGCGGTTCTCAACCTTAACGTCCTGCGCTTGATGGGTGGAATGGGGAACAGTTCTATCCCCGATCTGGCGGGGCCTATCATGAAATTTGGCCTGCTTAATGCCTTTGGCGATGGCTTTGGAAAACTTATCACTGACTTGAAAGCCTTCAAGCATATACAGGGTGAGGCTCAAGCCGGTGGTGTCGCCGTGGACCTGCTCACGCATTCCCGTTCCAACGCGATGATGGATATTTTTGACGAGTTTGAGAATGGCACCGCGGCCGAACGGGGACTGCAGTTTGTTACCAACAAAATGGGCCTGATCACCGGGATGGATTGGCTGAACACACAGACCAAGACCCTCGCCGCCATGATGTATAACGCGGAATTGATGCGAGGCCTGGATGCGATATTCAATGGGACGCCGACTCCCGCGCAACTTTCCTTCATGGCAGACCTTGGCATCGGAAAACAAGAGGCCAGCGATATCTGGAAACAGCTTCAGCTTCCCGGCGGATCGACCCGGTCCGAGTCCGGTGTGTTGATGCCGAACACCGAGGCCTGGTCCAATGACGCTTCCGGCCGGGCAGCCAAACGCGCTTATCGCGCAGCCTTGTGGACCTCGACAAACAAAACTATCGTCACGCCGGGAATTGATCGGCCTTTGTGGATCGACACCTCAATGGCCGCTCGTCTTATCTCGCAGTTCCGTTCCTTTACGCTTGCGGCTACGACGAAAATCCTGATCGCCGGAGCGCAAGATGCACGAGCCGGAAGTATGGCTCCCGTGATCGGTGCGGTCTTTTCTCTTGCTTTGGGCGCACTTTCATATTATACTTGGGCCAGTGCGCGAGGTGGGAAAGCCTACGAACAGATGATGAGTGCAACACCTGAACAGTGGGCCGATCAGGCCATTGACCGTTCTGGTCTCCTCGCCGTCTTTGGTGATTTGCGCAAGATGGCTCGTGGAACAGAAATTGGGGCTGCACTTACCACGTTTGAGGGTAAAGGTGCTGCGGCCAATCCACGGTTTGCCACACCCGTATCTGATCAGTTCGGGCCTTCTATAGACGTGCTGAATAATTTTAATAAAATTGTTCGCGGAATTGGACAGCCAAACCAGGCAAGCCAAACAGGTGAAGCTATTCGCAATTTGATGCCGTTGCAGAACCTATTGTTTCTCAGCCGGGCATTCGACAGAGTTCAAAAGATGACCACTGGAGGCGGGAATGACGGTAGTATCGCAGGTTTCTGAATACACAGCAACGGGGAACGGGAGTCTTACTGTTTTTGCCAGTGGAATTTATCTGCTGGATACGGCGACACTTGACGTAAAGCTGCGGACGATTACGACCGGGGCTGAAGTGACGCAAGTCCTCGGTTCCGACTTCACGCTCTCTGCGGTCGGGGTAGCCACAGGCGTTATTGTGACTTTCATCGTTGCTCCACCCTCCACCAAGCAAATTGCCGTTTCACGAAATATTCCCTATACGCAGCAACTTGACATCAGCAATCAATCCGCATACTATCCTGCTGCGATCGAGGACGCTCTCGACACACAAGAAATGCAAACGCAGCAAATAGCTGCTAAAATGGGCAGGGCAATGCTGGCCCCGGTTGGTGAGACAATCGGAGTAATGCCAAAGGCTTCACTTCGAGCCAACACTGTGACACTTTTTGATGCCTCAGGCAATCCGACTGTTGGTCCAACTGCCGCAGCAATTTCTGCGGCTCAGGCTAACGCGGATCGGGCGCAGTCCTACGCTGATCTTTCCACCAAAACCATCTTTGCCGATGGCATCGCCGAAATGAAGGCGATACTCAAGGCCAGCCTGACAACCGGGCAGCCCTGCATAGTCTCCGGCTACACCAATGCTGTGAAAAAGGGCGGCGGCCGGTTCATCTGGGTCGCGGCCAGCACGGCGACAGTCGATTTGGGCATGGTGTTTGCAGCGAACGAGGGTGGCACCGGGAGATGGCTGCGGCAGGTAGAAGGTGCGTTGAATTTCTACATGTTCGGGGCCAAAGGCGACGGCACTACCAATGATTACGCCTCATTGCAGGGCGCGATTGATGCCGCAATCGGCCAGTACGAACTTGTGGTGCCTGTAGGCACGTTCAAGACCGCGACGAGTTTGCGAGTGAAGAGCGCTACCGGCCTTGTCATGCGCGGCGAAAATCGCGAGCAGAGCATCATCAAGCGCAACGGCAACAGCGGCGGTGCGCTTTTGCAAAGCCGTGGCGGCGACGGAAACAGGTTTCAGGACTTTACGCTTGACTGCGCCGGATATGACGGGCGTGGCATTTTCGTGCTGGACCGGTTCAGCATCGTGGATGGTTTGCGGGTACTGGAGTGCCCTGACCGGGCCTACGGCCTGAATGGCGGGGAGAACAACTTTTACGGGGTCACAACCTTCGACATACCGTCCGTCACAATCAGCGCGATCAGCAAGGCCAACCCTGCGGTTGTCACCACGGCAACGGCGCACGGGTACACGACCGGCAACAGCGTCACCATCAGCGGCGGGGAAATGACGCAGATTGTGGACCGGCGTTTTGTAGTCACCGTGATCAACCCGACATCTTTCTCGCTGCAAGAGGACGGGGTGAACGTCAACTCGACCGCCTACACGACATACGTTTCCGGCGGCACGGTGACACTCATCGACTTCTTCCCCATGGGCTGCAAGATCGTCAACAGCTACGCTTATCGCTCGGCAAGGACGGCCTTCAGCGCCAAACGGATGCGGTATGCGGAGATTTCCAGCAACTATGCCGAAAAGGTCTATTCTGAAGGGGCAACGCTGGACAAATGCGACTGGTCAATGCTGACCAACAACACCTTCATCGACGTTGCGCGCACCGACAGGTCTACAACCTGGCCTGATCTGGTTAACGGCGGGCAGTTGATGGCTGGCGATGTTGGCGGCGGAGTTGGCGGGGCTGGGATCGACGGCAGCAATTACTGCAAGATCACCGGCAACACATGGCAGGGCCTGCAAGAGGACGTGCCGCTGATCACAAACAGGTGGAAAGCCGGGATCAACTTCCCGAACAACATCGCGGGCGCGCTGGGAAACATCGTTTCTGGCAACAGCATTCAAGACGCCAAGATGGGCATCAAGCTCACAGGCATTGCTGATGGTGGTGTCGGGAACTGCTTCAAGTTCAGCATTACGGACAACAGTTTTCAGAACATTGCGGACAGCGAAACGCGCGGATCGGGGGTTGATCTGGGGTTGTTTGGCGACCTGTATCTTGGTGAGGGTGGCGGGCACATCGTCACCGGCAACCGCCGTGTCGGCGGGGTGCTGACTGCGCAAGACACATCAACAGACAGTTCGGTATGGTTTGAAGATGCCTATCTGGTGCGTAACGGGGCCACGAATGTCGCCTTGGCCGGGGCGTTAACGGCTGGTGTCGGCACATATACAGCGCAGCGCATGACGTGGACCAAGGTCGGGCGGGTGGTACACTTCACTATTCACCTGATCTGGACGGCGCATACCGGGACCGGCCAATTCCTGATCACCGGACTGCCGTATCTTTCGGGGAATTTTGCCGGGAATATTACGGCAATATCTTGTTCCGTCACCGACTTGGCCATCACCGGCCAGCTTTGCGGGCATATTCAACAAAACGAGTCTCAGATAACACTTTTCGTGGTGAACAACGGCGTGCGCTCAAACTACAACGTTGAAGCCGCCGGAACCATCACGATTGCAGGCTCCTACCAAACCGCCAAGTAACGCAATAGTAAGGACTGAAAAATGGCAATGATTAGAAACGTCCCCTCCGGGGGATATGCAATTACCCCGAACAATGGGGCAGACCTCCCCACGCCAGTCGCTTGTCTCAACGTGGCGGTGGCAGGCACAGTCACAGTTGATCTGATGGATGGCGGCACGAACGTGGCCTACTACATCGGCGCGGGCATCCAATTTCCCCTGTGGGTGAAGCGTGTCTATGTCACGGGCACAACCGCAACTGGTATCGTGGGGAGCTTCTGAAATGTTTGGCGTTGGTTTGGGAGACTTGATGAACTCAACCGCTACTTTTGGTGGTGGAGGTGGTTCCGGTATTCCCATAGAAACTACGCCGATCAGTGATGTTACGATAAGTCGGGCAACGACAGGGGTTTATACGCTCGATATGTGGCAAGGCCTGACCGGGGGAACTCCGTGGGCCTTCTGCTCAACTCCGCCAATCGGTGCAACGTTCCGGCTAGGCCGTTATATGGATTGGAACTACAATGATATGATGCTCGGCAAGCACGAGATTATCATTTTCGCTTGGAATGCCAGCGGACTTATGGAGCGTACGAGGTTCTTTATAACTGTTGATCCACCGACCACGCTGACCGAATGCAAATTTGGTGCTTTGACGCTCGCCGCGGCAGGCAAAATCAACACTGCGAAACTCCCTGGCGGACCCCTCACACCATCAACTGTCTACGCGGGTGCGTGGGGCAGTTTCACGACTGATGCCTCATCCTATATGTCTCCGACCGCCGCGACACTGGTAGCAGGAAGCTACACTATTGGAACGCTGTCGGTACCTGTGGTCATTGTCGCCGGGGAATATACAGTGATCGATCAGACCGAGGCACTTGCTGCCGGTGCGGCGGCGGGCGGGTTCAGCGGCAAGACGATCAAATTGCGCGGTCATGCGGCGAGTGGCTTGTCGATACCTCTGTCGATCACTACAACTCCATCTACATGGCAGGACAAATTCAACGCGCTGGCGGCGCTCTGCACTATTGCCGGTGCGGACCTGAATGACCGACCAGTACTGAATAGGTTCTCGGTCTACTCGGGCGGTGGTACGCCGAACAATCTGCGTCTGACCGGTCTCGCTTTCCAGCGCTTGACTACATTGCAGGACAAGAACGCGACTCAAACTGTTACCAATATGGTGTTGGTTCAGAACGGCGCGACAAATATTCGGATCGACCACTGCGACTTCAACGAAAACTGGTATGTTGGTCGGATCGCCAACCTGCGTCCGACCGAGCGATTTTACGAGATTGAAACTGCGTCGGGTGTTGGGGTACTTATTGAACTGAATCGTTTCACTCAGGTCTTTTCTCCGTGGTTCAACGATATCAGTTCTTATGGACCAATTTTTCGGTTCAATACCTCGCATATGGTATTTGATGACTCTTGGTACAATCAAGGGACAGACTCTGCCGGGCCAACCTACGCCGGAGCACAGATTTACGGGAATGTGACCGCCCACGAGACTGGTGATAGTGGATTTCACGCCGATGCGGGCGGGCACTTCTCGCCAAAGCGCGCCAATTTTGATGCAAGCAATCAGGCAATTTACGGCAACATAACTATCGGCGGATGGGAAAAGCTGATGGGCTATCCTTGGCCTACAGTAACGTCTATGCCCGCAGCCGCAACTATTCAGGCGTCAACCAATCAATCTCCGGCGTTCAGCAAATTCAAAGCTGAAATGGCACCAGGTGCGGGTAATACGATCACTTTGACACTGCCTGCTCTAACCGGTGTTGGTACAGTTTGGATAACCGCTACATCATATATTGTTGGTGATTTTGTACGTCAGGGTGGTGCATTCTATCGGTGTCAGACAGCACATACCAGCGGTGTATTTGCCACTGATCTTGCGGCAGCGAGGTGGTCGGAAGCCCTGTCTTGTGTTCAAAAAATGTACCGTGGTGGAACGCTGAATGTGGTGGTCGCGGACGGCTCATCAATGGCTTGGACCGGCCGAGGCAGTGCAACGTCTTGGTCGCTGACTAACCCCGGCATGTTCCTGCGTTTGACACCAAACTCAACAACGAACCTGTGGGGATTGAATCAGGAGTTTCATGCAACACAGATTTTGTTTATGGAAGCACCGTTTACTAATCCATTCAAACATGTCAACCTCAAGCTGCAACACAACATTTTTACCGGCACAACTAAGCCGATTGATTTGAGGTTGCAGACCGCGGCATCAGTTTTGGGCAACTGGTTGCCACCACTGTTTCCGGGCGACCTGTATAACAAAGGTACATTCAACGATTTTCAGTCTGACATTGATGATCAAGATGATCACAGTGGTATTCTGAACGGCTCAGGATATCGCTACATGGGAAATGGACCTTTTCCTGTAGATGTGAACGGATCACGCTTGACACCGAATCCGCTCAATTTCCAGCCTTGGAATACGGCAGCGACTAAGACTCTTGCCGAGATGGACGCTGCTGTGAAAATCACCAGCACCTTACTCGGAAACATGCCAAACTGCTACTGCCCGATGTCGCCAGCCGAGGCTATCGAGATGTCCCGTCCATTAGCGAACAGTGTATATCAGCGCAGTGGCGCAGGTCCGATGTTCGGTGCGTCAGCGGCAAATGATGGTTTCAAACTGGACGGCGCAGGGCATCTGAACGACGTTAGTGGTCTGCCTTGGGGTCGAGTTGACACGAAACCATGGAAGGTTGTCGGATTTAATGTCGTGGCAATCAACGGTGGTTTCATCGCCACATGGAATGAACCAGCTTTCATCGAAGATGGGGCGATCACAAACTACCGACTGGAATACAGGATCAACGGTGGCGCATGGGTTGATCTGCTGGTCGGTACGGCGCTAACAGGTTTCTTTGAGAACGGGACAACTGGGCAATCAATTGAAGTACGTGTCTTTGCGGACAACGTGAACGGAACCGGAACAGGAACTTCGTGGCCGACCCCAATCGTAGTGACTCGAGCTAAGTCTGCATTGATCCCGACCTTCTCGGAACTGTCGCGCCAGGTGTTTAATGCCGCGGGGAATGGTGCTAACACCTCCATCTACAACCACACTTTGACTGCCCCACCAGGCGGAACCAAGCCGCTTGTTATTATCGCAGGACTGAGGACGAGCGGGACAGGCGATCCTACCATCGACGCCGCGACCCTGAATGGAGTGGCGCTGTCCGGTTGGGTTGGCAAGGCCGCTGCGGTGACTGAAAACATTTCGGTTCACATGTGGTATGTTCCAACCGCCTCTGTGTCGACTGGTGCTGGGCAGGTCTTGTCGCTTGACTTCTCACAAGCTGGGAATAGCGCCGAGGTTTTGGTTCTTGAGGTGACAGATGGGGCTGCGACGAACTTGTTTGGCAATACAGCCAATGGAGGTTCCGGTACGAACCTGACCACGCGGACCATCACCTTGTCCGCGACAGCCGGAACAAAGTCAGCTATCCTCAACACGTTCATTTGCGAGAACAATAGTGCAGTAACGCATGATGCAGTTGATTTGCCTACCGCGTTCAACGTGTCGCCGAACACGACGCACCGTACTGTCGTTGCGCGGGAAGATGCTGCGACATTTGGTAGTTATTCAGTTATCTTCACCTACACCAGCGGGGCCAGCGCGGCAATCGCGGTTGAAATATTTGGGGCACCTTAATGGGACTGCAATGGGACAATAAAATCAGCCTTGGTCATTTGTTGACTGCAATCGGAATGCTGTTAGCGATGATGATCGCATGGTCAGATTTGCAAAGAGAACAAGCACTGCAATCGAGTCGGCTAACAACGGTGGAAGAAGCCCTGCGAAACCGGATTGCTGAAGCAGACAATAGCGATGCAAATACGGATACTCGGCTGCGAAGCCTTGAAGTTTCAGGCGCTAGCTTCTCAGCCGACTTACGAAATATTCAAATCGGGATTTCCCGAATTGAGACCGCACTTGAGGAACTGAAAAGGAAAAGTGTAAAATGAGTTTTACCTTGTTAAGCCTCACTTTGAAATCGTAACCTGAAAGGAACTGACGTGAAGAAATTTCTTATCTTGCTAGTACTCGGGGCTTGCACGCAGCTTACCGGTGATCCGGCGGCTGATTGCCTCGCAGCGCGCAATGCTACCGTTCAGGCCCAGGGGCTGGCTTCTGCGACGGCTGCCGTCGCACTGAGCAACCCGCAATTGGCACGGATGCAGTCGGCGGCGGCACTCGCGGCAGCTAATCTGGCGACCGCGCAATCCATGCAACTGAACATATGTCCGGCGGTGTCAAATGATTGAAGTAGTTACTGTGAAATCGGCCTGGGCCAGTCAAACGAACTGGGCACAGGCTTTGGCGCTTGTCGCTATCCTGCTGAACAACATGGGGATTAATATTCCCCCGGAAATGCAGGTGAAAATCCTGGAAGGTGTCATCGCCTTCGTCAGCATTTTCACTATGATTCGCCGGACATTCTTTACTCGAACTGTCACACCTTCCGTTGCGGCTTCGCTGATCCTTTGATATGAATTTCTACAGAAGCCTGTAAGACTCCAGCAGCCGCTGTGACTAAGGCGGCTGCACAGGTCGGGCAAGAACAGCCATTGATTGCAGCGGTTGCGCTGTGGTCAGAGTCAATTAAAATCAAAATAACACTGTTAACCTGAATGTGCAGTCTTTTGGCGGCATCTTCTATTGTTTGTCTCAGATCGCCGAGGATCATTTGAACGTCGTGGGACTCTAATACATTAGCCATTGTTTCGTTTCTCCGTTGGGCGGTAGGTCTTACCGCCGATTGATGTGGCTTCACTCAGGATGCCCGCGCGAACCATCATTTCAAGGACTCGCATGATGTTGTGCGCGGGAACCCGCTCAGCGAGAAAATGTACGATGCGGGACTCGAGAACAGGCTTCTTCCCCTCTCGCATGTAGATTGTGTAGACGTGATGCCAAGTGTCCTCGATGGCCTTGCTATCCCCGCCAACTTTCATAGCTTTGAAAGTGTCGGGCATGTAAGCTTCGGCCTCAATCATCCAGTCCAGTGCGGTTATGAAGTCCTCTTCTGATATGATGAAGCTATCGGAATGGTTCACGCTGGCAATCATGCAGAGTTTTATCAGGTGGTGAACGCGCCGGGTATTGTAGTTGGTTAGCTTAGGGTGATCCGGCTGCGGCTGTTGCCCGTTCTTGGCCCAGTTATTTATTAGAAGTGCCGCCTCAGGAGAGAAGGAAATTTTTCCAACCAGTTCACCGATGTGTTTTATTCCGTCTTTGAGTTCACGTTCCATTTTGTTGTTTTTAGTATCCTCGGCAAATAGGTCGCGGATTTGACGTTCGCCTGAGAAGATGATAATTACTCGGGAAAGGAAGCCTTGGTCCCACGCTCCCTCTGGTAAGGTAGTCATCAAGTACGAGGGTGTACAACAGGCAAGCATATTAAGCTGCACATTTTCGATTTTGAATTTGGTGTCCTTGGTTCGGCGGCGTTCGCTGTAGGATTTGCAATCCCAAAGGTCCGTCAGGGTAGACATGAACTCAGTGTCGTATTGCGGAATAAGTACGCCGAGTTCTGTCGAAAGGATTGATAGGGAGTGAAAGGAAATTGGGGGCTCGAGAATATTCGGCATGAATATTCGGCGCTGGGAATCTTTCAGGTTGTCAATTAGTGCTGCTTTGGTCAAGCTGCTGGCCGCGATGTGATGATCCTCAAGATGCTCAAGCATGAGCGATGCCCGATTGAGGGACTCTGACTTCCCGATCCCTGGTCCAGCTACGAATAGAACGAATAGATTTGGATAGGTGTCAGAGCCGAATGAACGAGTCCAGACCTTGCGCTCAAGTGCTGCTGCAATGGTATAGATAGCTGACCATTTGCGAAAGAGTCCGGGGGAGTTGATGTTCTCCGTGTAAGTGCAGTAGTCTCGAACCCAGTCACGTTTTAAAGGAAGTCGGACAACCTGCGCTTTGGGTTTGGAGGCAGGCGATTGTTGAAAGTTTTCCATTTGTCCAGCCCATTAAGATTGCCGCTTGGCATATTGTTTTTGTATTCAATGTCTCCCCAGTTCCACCCGACTTTAGCGTCAAGCGGAACGAGGAAGGTTCGTCCCCGCGAAAGCTGCAATGGAACTTTGAGAGTTTCCAAATAAACTGGAAGGCGGTCTTTGATAGTTGCATAGGGGGCTTGGAATGTGATGGAGTCGTGAACCTGGACGAGTAGTTGTGTGTCGGGACAGGCACGCCAAAGCTGCGTATAACCTCGATCAATTTCTTCCGCCGTCATAGACTGAGGAGCGTAGGCCACGGCCTCGCGGATGGTGGTGTCCTCAGAGGGGCGGCCGAAGAAGAAACGCCTACGCCCGAAAAGGGTGGTAAGGCTGCCAGAAAATTGTAGTTGCTCCGCAACGTCCTCGTGCCACTTTTTTATAAGAGGGAAAGCGGCGAAGTAGCGTTCCTGAAATTCCTCAATGAGTTTCTGTTCAGTCTTTGTGTGATGCGCCATCGTGCGGGGAGTGCCAAGATAATTTGTTCCGTGCCCCAGCCGTTTCGCAAGGTCGCGGTAAGACATTTCGCGATAGGCGTTTTGGTCAGCGATGGCTCGCCATCCGGCACGATCATCAGGCCAGGCCAAATCGGGCCAAGCCATTCTACAGACGGTGGTGTGAAGGTCGCCAGACTCGCAAGCATCAAGATAGTCCCCGGCTCTGGGATCGTCGGAGAAAGTTTCCCAGATAATTGCTCCCACGTTTCGCGTGTCGGCTTGCTTCAGATCGACGTTGACGATAATCATCTTAGGGTCTGCAATGAAGGGATAACGCAACTGGCGAGAGACGTTTTGAACATTTGTTCCCGTGCCGAACTCATTCATGCGCGAGGCCAACCGCCCGGAGTTTGTCCCCGCGATGTTGAAGCTGCTGCGCATCCGACCATCCGGGTCGATCTCAGTTTTCAGAAATCCTATCTGCTTGCCAAGGTCACGCATGGCGAGGATGTAATTACAAAAGACCTTGGCGAAGAAATGCTCGGAAAGTTTTTCAAGCGCGGCCCGACCAGTTGTAGCGGAGTATTCCCCCTTGGAATTGCGCCCGCGAACCGGCTTAAGGCCAAGGGTGCCATAGAAGAAGTTTTTAAGCTGAAGCGGACTGCGCCAGTTAAGCGTTGTGTTGAACGCCCCGGCCAGAAGCCGGTCGAAATTTTTCTGCAAATGCAACAAGTCCACAGTCAGCGCGCGGAGCGCTGTCTGCCGTGCCGCCTCGTCAATACGAAACCCCCGCATGGACATTTCCATAACCGGGGCTTGTTTAGCGAGGGCGTTGGCGTAGGTAAGCTGGACGCATTCTGGTTCGAGGGCAAGCTGACGCTTTAGCTCATCCCGGATTTCATAGGTTACGGCGCAGTCGAGGCCGTTGTATACCCACGAAGCTTCGTCAGAATTTATGACCGGCTGTTCATCAAGTAGGGCTGTGTTGATGATCTTCATTCGAAAAGGCTCACGAATTTCGGGGACCGCTGATGAAGGAATTGAAAAAGGGAGATTTCCTGCTGGACTCCAGAACTTTCCTGCCAACCCTCGATTTCCAGAACCCAAAGTTCTTTTGAGTGAAGGATCATGGCTTCGTTCAGGGCTTTCCATGCAGCAGCGAAAGTTCCAACCTCTTTGGCCAGCTGATGCCCGTAGACGATCGGAGAAAATATTGCAACTCCTAACCGAAGTTGCGTGGCGGTGTAGGCCAAAGCCAAGCGGTAGCGATGTTCCATTTGCTCCGGAGTGCCGGAGTATGGCGATGCAAGGTAAATCATTGGAGGCTCCTTATTTTTGATAGTTGAACAAAAGGTTTATTACGACCATGCACCCTTAGTGTTACTGCCGGTTGGTCCAAGATAATCCAACACAATATAGCTGCCAGCTTGCACGATAGCTGCCACCGCAGTAGTCAGTGTGATTGATGGAATGAGTGTACCAGTTCCCGTAACATTAAGGATCCCATTAATTTCCACCGCCATACCAGTGCCAACAGCTAATGCCACCAAATTGGCCGGACTGGCACTAGTGATCGAGAAAGTACCTCCCTGTGCGTTGACTGTAAGTGGCGTTGAGCTATCAAAACCTACTGCATGATAAAAGATGTTGGCAATTGTGGCGGTGCCTGCCCCTTTCAGGTCAAAAGCTGCGTTACCGCTGGTAGCTGACATGCTCAGAATATGAAGCATACAGCGAAAAGCATAACGTCCAGTTGCTAGTGTCACTGCTCCGTTGGCCGTGAAGTCGAACAATTTTTGAGATGTACCAACGTTAGCTAGGGCATAATTAGCTGTCAATTGCCCGTATATCTGTAGCCCCTGCACAAAGGCAGTGGTGGCAATCGACGTGTCATTGTCACCAAATGCGGCGGTAGGGGCTAGTGGGTCTCCGGTGAAAGTTGGCGACGCCATCGGCGCTTTTAGCGCAAGGTCGCTAACAAGATTGGTGACGGCGCTTTGTGGTAAGGCAATCGTAGTGTTGGCGGCGGCGGTAATCAGCCCCTTGGCGTTGACCGTGATTGCCGGAACCTGCGTGGCACTGCCGAACGAACCAACTCCGGCATTGACCGTGGCAAGCGTGGTGGCGAATGATCCTGTACCAGAACCAGTTGCATCGCCGGTAAGCGTAATGGTCTGGTCGCCGCTATTAGTTCCAGTCAGGTTCAGATCGACCTTAACCTGCGCCGGGGTCCGCACGGACCATGCCGATGCTTTGGCTTGCAGGAAGCTATCCGTTGTCGCCGTCAGACCGGCAATCGTGGTCAGATCAGCATCCAGAGGCTGTTTGTTGGACAGGTCCGTCACCAGATTGGTGATGTCGCTTTGCGGGTGTACATGCGCGGTCGGGGCATCGCCGATGTAGATCACATTCCCGTCGCTGATTGCCGTGTCGAGTTGGGATTTGGTGAAGCTGCCAAGCGCGGTAGAGTTGCTGCCAGCGCTTGCGGTAACAGCCCCGGTCAGCGCAGCCCTTTGCAGCAACGGCGTGGCATCGACATAGGTCAGTGACCCGTCGATCATCGCGCCAATGGCATCTTGGGCCAGTTCATCGGTGTATTGCGTTACGTCGCCAACGTAGAGGATGTTTCCGTCAGAAACGGCGGCATCGAGTTGCGCCTTTGTGAAACTGCCTAGCGAAGCCGCGAAGCTGCCAGTGCCGCTACCCGTGACCATGCCCGTGAGGGTGATAGTCTGGTCGCCGGTGTTTGTTCCCGTAGCCGTCCCGCCACCAGTGGCGAAATCCGCACTGGTCAGGGCGGCATTGAACTCCGCAAGGGTGCCGGTGATGCCGACAATCGTTACCTGATCGCCTGTGTTGGTGCCGCTTGACGTGCCGGAAAAGGTGCCGCTTTGGGTTGCCAGTGAGCCAAGGCCGAGCGTGGTGCGCCAAGCCACCGCCGTGGTGTCATCCAGCAAGGTGCGTGAAAACGCCGTGAAATCAGTTACCGTTGCCGCCCCGGCCCCGGTGAAATAGCCCAGCTTGTCTGCCGCGCTTGCAAGTCCAGCCCATGCCGTCAGGTCAGTATCCAGCGGCTGATAGGCCGCGTTGCCTTCCGCCGCCGTCAGATAGACTGGGTGTGGGTCTGCCAACCCGGCATGATCGGCGACAGCGCCGGTGACGAACGCCGTTGTGGCGAGGCTGGTGTCATTGTCCCCCGTCGTTGCCGTAGGGCCGCGCGGGTTGCCGGTGAACACAGGCCCCGCGAGGTCAGCCTTTGCCGTCAGCGCCGCGTCAAGGTCGACCTGTGCCGATAGGGTGCCGGTAATGGTGCCCCATGCCGTGGCTGCGGCTGCCGTGGTGATTTTTGGCACCCCTGCGGCGTCAAAATACGACCAGTTGCCTTCGTCAAGAACAACTCCTTCCCCGGCCAACAGCGTGACCTTCAGCACCCGGCTTGCAATAGACCCATCATAGCGCTGCACCGTGACAGTATTGCTGGCGCTGGCATGGGTGTTGAAGATCGAGAGTGCTTTGACCCCCCTCGACGCGCCAGAAGCCGGAGCAGCAACAACCGTAGTGGTGGCGGCTGTCGTGATGGCGATATTCAACGACCCCGGCGTTATCGTCGTAGCGCTGAAATCGCCCCAACTCGCAGCAACGTCAATATTGGCCGTGCCGCTGGTGATAATCCGCAGAACCGTGCTAGTGGTGGAAAGGATAATCATGCAAACCAACTCCCTAAAGGATTAGAAATGCCGCTTTGTGTGGCATTAATCGGATCAAGGTCGCGGGTGGCAAAGTTGCCAAGCTGGACTGCGACGTTGAAGATTGAGAATGTTCCAGACAGTGTTCCCGCTCCGACGTTAAGGCGGAAAAGTAAGTTCCAAAATGCGGCGGGGTCTAGGACTGTGTAGGTTGGAAGGGTGAAGGTGAACTCATAGCGCTTGAGCGTCGTATCAAACTGCAGACGATAGTTGTTCCCGAATTTGACACGGAAGAATGTTGAGGCAGGGGTTCCCGCGCCGTTGTCAAGAGACATGATTATGTCCTCAAGTTGTTGTCCAGCAACGGCAGCGAAGGCCTCGAAGGATAAGGTGACGACCTGCCCAGACAATGGCAGCACGGCGGGAATTTTGTGCTGCAGGAAACAGGTGTTACCGGTGAACCCTATGTTGTTGACACGGATACCGTAAGTCTCCCGGCCGTTCCCTGCAACGCGGGAAATACGCTCCCCGGTAAGCTGGGCCGCGCCAAGGGCAATAACGTTCCAGCCCGTGGCGATCTCAACAGCGGCAGCCCCGGTGGAGGTGCCAGTTGTGGCTGTCCAGTTTTCGAACGTAGCATTGCTGACCCAATTGCGGAGAGGTGACTGGCGCAACTTAACGGCGGGGTCGAATAGCCGCCAAACTCCGTTAAGCATGTCTGTCTCGTCCGCGTTATCATCAAGCGGGTAGACTGACCACTGAGACGGCTCCGGGAAAATGAAATTGTAAGTTCCGAGGGCTCCCGCCACACGTCGGGCATAGAGGAAGTTAAGAACTCGAACGCCGGTCGGAGTCCAGGTGCCTAGAATAGCCGAGGGATTATTTAGCCCCCGACAGGTCCAGCGCTGAACTGTTATGGTGGATTTATCGGTCTGCGAAGTTCCGGCGGCGACCGGGTAGCCAGCGTCACCGAGAAGGAACAAGCTTGGGTTAACTGTATTGAAGCCAAGGCTCTGCATGTTCAGGGAAAGGAACGTGATGGAGGATTTGATTGCGTGAACCAGGCCCATGTTGTCCGCGTACATTGCGGAATTTTCGAGGTGTGTTGCCCCGATCGTCAGGTTGGTAATGGAGTCGGCACGAATCAGTGGGCCATTGACACGGGCCAAGTGAATGTTAAGCTGGGTGATATTGATAGCGGTACCAGAGTTTTCCTTCCCGGTCGCCTTCTCAATATTCAGGGCACAATCGGCACGGTGAGCGGGGAAGGCTGTCGCGTAACCCTCGATGTAGAATTGCCCCTCGATCGTGTTACCCGTGCCAAGCGGGGCATCCCAGCCACGGAAGGAATAGCCCTGAATGTAAAGGTTCCGAAGCGAGACGTTGAACGGGGTAGTGTCAGAATAGATTGCGGTGCCTGAGTCGCGGAAGGTAATGTCGGTGACGGAAGTTCCCCGGCTGGCGTTTGTTGCTCCGCTTCCGAGGTTAAGCAGAATACGCTGCCCTTCAACCTCGGTCAGAGCGATGGCAGCGGGGGTGTAAGCTAGCGTAAGGCTGGAAATCCCCGATTGTTGTGCTAGGGAAACAAGTGGAGTGGAAACTGCCAGACTGGCGAGGCCTATGATGGAACAAGCCTGACGTCCGCACCCGAAGATATACTTGCCGATTAGGGAAATGCCACCAGAGATCGCAAGGTTGCCGATAAGCTCGATGGAGCTGTGGTTAGTCAAGGTAAGCTGCGCGGCGGTATTATCGTCGGTAACTCCGTCGCAATAGGCGCCGCAATGCTGGAAGTAGACTGGTCCGGCTGCGGTCCAGGTGGAACCATCGGCCAACGTAATGTCGGCGGGGGTGCCCCGGACATACTGGCAGAGGACTCCGCCATGAACACAGCTGACATTGTTAATGATCGCGGGCGGAGAGCTTGCGAGAAGTTCCGCCCGCGTGGCATAGGAATAGCCGACCGGAGACCAGCCACCAAGGGGAAATTTGCGAAGCTGTTTGAAGAGTTCCCGGAAATTGGCCTCGATCTGCGACATTTTCATTGGAACGGACACTCCATGGGTAGGCCGGTACGGTAGGCAACTTCCCGCTCGAGATAGGCTGTCCACAGAAATAGCGGAAGGTTGTGGGCACGAACCAGCCCGGCCGCAGTTTGTGCAAGCTGCAAAATGATGTAGCCCTTGGGGTCAGGAACTTTGTTGATGAAGGCCTCATCGAGTTTGAGGACAAACTCGAAGAACCCGCCCTCGCCGGAGGTTCCTTCCCCATGATCGCGATTCATGATGGAGGATTTGAAGGTGGCGATTTTCAATGCTGCCTCCAGACCAACCAAATCAGCAGGAATTGCAGTGCGAAGTGAGCCGTAATCAGCGTCGGGATTGTGAGGATCATTATTCATCCGCCTGTTTGAGGGTGTCGTGGTCAGCCCGCATGAATTTCCAGTTTGGCTCATCGGTGTAAAGGGAACCGAGGAAGCCGAGGCCTTTTTCCATCTCGGGCTGGAGGGAGTGGTGAAGCAACATTGTGTCGTCGCAGAAGCCGGGGCAGGGGATGCCCACGGTTTTCCATAGGTACTGCATGTCGTACTGAAAGTTCTGGCCGAAGGATTTGTGGTGTCGGAGGATAAGGCGAACCCATTTCCATGCCTCGCGCTCCTCAGCTAGTGTCGGCCAGTAGTTCCCCGAAGGCTTGGCGCGAGAATAAAACGGGATAACTAGGGCACGTTCTGGCGATGGGGCGAAGCCAATCTCGGTGATCTGCCCGCCCTTTGTCTCAATGTCCACAGATAGATCGCTGACACCTTTGACGTAGGTTTTGTAGAACTCGCCTATGTCGGCCAAGCTTGGTTCAACATGAACAAAGCGCACAGGGCGTCGTAAATCTGGGAACTCAGCTTCCCGGCGAGCCTTGGTGAAGTCTGCAATGGCGATGGGACGAAGTGACCAGTTTCTGATAATAGAAAGAGGAGCATACGTAGGGAGGATTTTCCAGGGTCGCCCGTAGGCAAGGATGGGAGTGCCCCGATATTTCTTGAGTCCTGTTTTCTTGGCGAGAGCCCAAAGAGGTAACTCTCCAAGAGATATGATAAGGCTGGGTCGAACGTAGTCCAGCTCTGCGAAGAGTCTGTCAATTTCATTCTGAAACTCACGACGAATGTATCGGGCGGGGCGAATGGGTCGGAAATCAGGAATAGCATCGAGTTTTGATCCACAGTAAGACTCCACGTCCATCCGGGCCGGGCGAGATTGAAAGACGACTGTCTGGTGACAATCGTTAATATCAATTCCTGCATGAGAGAGCATTCCTTTGAGAAGGTGGAACTTTGTTCCCGCGAACGGGAGTCCTTTGGCGGCCTCGTCGTCGCCCCAAAACTCCCCGACGATTGCGATTTTCATTGTGCCCCCGGTATGGCTCTTATGACAAGCATAGCGTATGGCTCCCCTTTTGTCAAGCACTTAGCTTGAGGTTTTCCCTAGCGCGGTCCGCGAACTCAGGATTGCGCTCAATGCCGAGGGCGAACTGTGCACCAAGGGCTTCCGCAACCTTGACTGCGTTCCCGCCGCCGCACGTTGGGTCGAGGAACATGGTGTATTCATCGACCAGCATACGGAAGAAATGCTCCAGCATGGTGGAGGATTTCTCGCTCATGTGGAAGTCTTTGGTGGTGGCGCAGGCGATAGCGTTGCCGACTGCGCGGACGATCTTTGGGTCGCCTCGAGTTGCGAATAGAGCGGTTTCGTAGACACGGCGAGGTCCTCGGTTGGAGTCGGGAAGGATGCCCTTGTTGTCGGACTTCAGCCAGATCAGGGGGAAGGGGGAGACTGTCCAGCCTGCGGCAGCAAAGGTCTCGATGGTCTGCTGATAGAAGTCCATGGAAAACCAGAACATCAGGTGCGCCTGCGGAGCAATGAAACGATCCTGCATAGCGAGAAACGAACCGACAAGGTCGAAGTAATCACCTGCGGTGTCGGAGTAACTTCCGAGGACTTTGGAGCTGGATTGCCCGCGCTTGTCGACTCCGACGCCGTAGGGGAAATCACAGTGGATGAAGTTGAAAGCGGGGCCGGAATAAGAGACTGCCCAAGACATGAAGTCTGCTTGAAGGATAGATGCTCGACGCGCTGGAGCTGACAACTGAACCTCTCCGCTTCCTGTGCCGCCTTCTGGCTCTGGCTCATTGATCTCAAGAAGAACAGCATTGCGTTGACGCTCCTGTTTCCGCAACATGACGTTGCGGGCGACTGAGAAAGTGTCGGCGGCGACGACCATCGGCTCGCCCTCGTTAAGGCCCCGTGCCACGGTCAAGACCTGCTGGATATAGCTTGTGGATAGGCCGAGGTTCCCGGCCGAGTCGGTGATGGTCCAGTCGGCAGCAAGTTCGGCGCGTAGCTTGTGATAGCGGTCAACTGCGATGGCGTGATCTTGCCATGTGAGGTTTTCGCGCTTGACGTTTTCCTCGAGCTCGAGAAGCTGAAGTTGGACGGGATCGAGATCTTCGGCGAACTGCACCGGTATGGAGTCCCAACCGAGGGAACGGCAGGCTGTGACGCGACGTTCCCCGGCGACAAGCTGGCCTGCGCGGGTGACAACGGGAGGATTGATAAGGCCAACGGAGGCGATGGACTCTGCTAGTTCGGAAATTCCCGTCAACTCCCGGCGCTGGCGCTCGGCACGCAGGATGATAATGGAGTCGAGGGGGAAGGGAGAGAAGTTGCCGGAGGTCATGACTGTTCCAATACAGCTGCGAGGGTGGTCGGGCGTTCCGGCTCGTCGATAGCGCGGACCTCCCCGGCGATGGCGATGTAGGCTGCGGCGTCTACGTAGTTGTCCTCGCGGAAGGCGGGTGAAGCAGTGCGCGCGATCTTCATCAGGACATTCATGTGCGCCACGTCCTCAGGGGAAATCATGTACTCAAGTTTGCCGGTGCCGATGGTTTTGCCCCGTGTTTTGACGGAGAGATACGCCTGCCAGAGCTCGGCAATGTTGCTCATGTTCCAGAAAGGCTCACCGTAGGCGCGGTTGCGGTCGCCGGATGTAAGCTTGGCTGCGGTGGTCAGGATTGTTTTGCGGTGGGACATAGCAAGCTCCATGTGATAGTTGGCAAAGAATTTTTGATTGCAGGCCTGTAGACAAGTTCTTCCAAAATTGGATTTGGCCTTGAGATACAATCAATGAGCGTGAAACGTCGTTGTCTATCGACAGTAAACTTTTTCAAGCGTTTTTTCAGCCGCTTCAATTTCTTACGCTTTGACATACTGGACCTCATGGTTGCGCGGGGAGCCTTGCGACCCCCCGCTTTGGTTTCAGGGCGCCGGCGCGGTCTGGCGAACTTCCGGATAGAGGTTTTCCGGGTTGTTCTTGTCGGCGCGGTGCGTGACCTGGCCCTGGACCTGCGCGCCCGGCAGATTGGCTATGGCTTCGCCCACGGTCATTTCACCGCCAGCTGTGAAGCCGACTTGGCAATGCTCGAGGAAGCGCTTGAGGTCGTTCATGGACAACTCGAAGCCCCTCGACTCCGCCTCGTCATTGCTGAACATGATCCGTTTGCGGATCATCTGCCCGTCGATGTTTGCGCCAAAGGCCTCGATCTCGTCGGGGTCCACGTCGTCACAGGGGGACTGCACCACCAGCAGGAAGTCGAGGGTTTCCCACGAGCCTTTGGCTGAGGACATTTCGCCCTGTTCAACGGATTTCACAGTGAAGATGTAATTTCCGATTGGCAGATTGGCGGGGCGTTTGATGTCGTCAGCGGTGCGGTTCAATGCGTCAGAAAACTTAGGCATGTTGAGTTCCTTATTTGCCTTTGAGTTGCTTGAAAAGGGTGGCAAGTCCTGTTTCAAGTGGGTACTCCGCCTCGATCTTCATCGGCGCGGGGTTCTTGAGGTCGATCATCGCGGTCGGGAGTGTTTTGATCCGGCGGCGAACGGCCTTTCCTTGTCCGACCGACTCGGCCAGAACAAGGGTGTTGAAGTAGCGGGGCAGCTTCGGTCCGAGGGCGGCACCGATGGAGCTGACAAAGCCGCGGGTCAGCCCGGCATCCTCACGGTAGTCAATGTGAGAAATCACGATGACGTTGGCGTGGAAGGACTCGGCGGTGAGAAGCGCGATGATGTCCTCGACGGCGTTCTGGGCCTCCTGATACCACTGGCGCTTTTCTTTGGTCGCAGGGTTCACGGCCATCGCCCACGCATAGGCGGCTTTGCCGAGCGCGGTTAGGCTGTCGAGGACGAAGATGGTCTCAGACCCCCATTCCGCGGGGATGGTCTGGTCGGTCCATTTGTCCATCAACTGGGCGGAACGGACGAAGGCTTTCGCGCCATCGACTTTGGGGCCAGCGGTGGTAGCCTTGATCTTGTCGCGGACAGTCTCGTACTCGACGTTGCCGATCTTGCCGGGGCACTCGGCGCGGACGTGGTTGACGAGGGCGTCGAGGCCGTTGTCAAGGTCGAGGATGCGAAGGCGATACCCGGCCGCGACGAGGGAGGTCAGCGCCCCGGTCTTTCCGCTACCGCTGTTTCCGATGAAGAGGAGCTTAGCGAAGTCCGAGGTTGAATGAGAGGCTAGGGCTGGCATTGAGGGATACCTCGTAAAGGTCGGGGTTTACTCCGAGTTGCATGAAGTGGGCTTTGATCGAGATGTTGATGGTAAGGCGTTCGCCAGTCAGGCGGAGGACAAGGCGAAGGAAGTCCTCAATGGTGAGGCATTCTTGATCATCTTGCGTTGGTTCTTGGTCTCCAATAAAAACGTGTACGCTTTGTTTATCGCGGAACGAGGGGGTCCCAGGGTTTGTCATGGTAGAAGTCTCCTTCGAGATAAGCTTGACGGACGCCGGGGGATTTGGAGCAAACGCGCCGGTAGGGGCACCCGCCGTAATTGCCACAGGCCGAAAGGTTCATCGGGAAGAAACCGGACTCGGCGGCATAGCGGGCTTGCGCGATGGAGTAGCGTGCCCCGGCGAGCCATTCTTCCAGTTGGTCGGGCGTTCGGTAGACAAAGCCGCGCTCGAAACGCGTGAAGCCAACCGCGATCTGAGCCCCGTCGATGATAACGCCGCGGATGGGGCTGTGCAGGACGGCTTTTCCGGCGAGTGTGTAAAGGGACATTTGATTGTGCGGGGAGAACTGCTCGAAGAAGGTGGAGGAAATCGTCGAGCCGGTGGTCTTCTGATCCATGATGTAGAGGTGGTCTTGGAATTCAACTACGCGATCGAGGTGGCCGCAAAGAAGCAGCTCGTCGTCGATCTCGATGGTGAAGGATAGCTCGACAGCCGGGGTACCGTCGGCGAGATGGTACGTGACCATTGCCTCGTCCTCGAAGTTGTCAAGGTACCAGATGATGGAGCGGATCAGTGTCATACGGGTTTTGGCTGAGTGATCGAACTGCTGGGGTTCGTTCTTCTCATAGTCCCAAGTTGCGATCATAGTTTCGCGGATGATTTCGTGCAAGGCCTCGGCGAAGCTGGAACCAGTTGCGCGCTTTTTGTAGAAAGTTTCCAGCGCGCGGGCGTAGTGCCCGCCGAAGATAAGGTGGACGGAGGACTCGCGGGGGGTCCAGTTTTCAATCATGCGGTAGTAATATTTCCGCAAGCAGGTCTGCGCCAGTTCTATGGAGGTGGAGTCCCACGCGAACTGGCGGCCCTCGGCATCGAAGGACTTTTTCATAGCTTGATGTCCAAAGTGAGGCCGAGCTGGCTGACCTTTTTCTCCCCGGCGGTCAGGGTTTTAGGCCGGGCGGCGGTGGCGTTGCCAGAATTGAACAAGTGGCGGGCAGAGCGGAAGCGCTCGATCATTGCGTCAATGTCCTCGGTGGTGTGTTTCAACGGATCAGTTGCGAAGAGACGGGCTATGTCAGTTGTCATTCGATGTTTACCTCAATGTCGGGGGCAGTCGTGGACTCGCGATTGCGAAGTTTGTTGACGTGTCCGCTGACGAGGGCGCGGACAACGGCGGCGGTAGGAACGCCTTGTTGCTGGTAGACGGACTCGAGAAAGTCCCAATCACCCTGACGAAGGTTCAGGGTGTGTTTCGTCAGGTCTAGTTTCATTTTTCACAATCCAGATTTCCCCGGTCGGGTTAGTCGGGGAGGTGAGAAGGGACAGGCAGGCCAAGGCGGGGTCTTGGCGGCGGAGGTTGTAGAGGCGGGCCTTTACCGCCTCTACGTTGGAGGACTCCACGATGACGCCCAACGGGGAGTTGAGGGCTTCGTAGAGTAGCTCGATCATTCTTCGAACTCGATGCGCAGGACCGGGTGGAGGTTCCGGCCGCGAGATTGCATCGCAGTTACCGTGGCGGTTCCGGTGCCGCCGTGGGCGTCGAGTTCATCCGCGATGTAGATCGCTTTCTCGCGCTCGACGTAGCCGATGTGAATTGGCTCGCCGTCAAGATCGTACAGGACGCGGATTGCGTTCGGGTCGTAGGGATTTTCCGGTTCTCGGTCGAGCAGAAGCTCGTTTCCTGGCTCGAGGGCGGAGGCAATCTCGCGGGCTTGTGCGTTGCGAAAGTGCATTCCGACGCAGACGACATCATCAAAGGTCATGGGAAGGCTCCTGATTGGAGGGAAAAAGGGGAGCGCAGCAACTCGGCGCTCCCCTAGTTTAACGGCCCTGGAACGGGGAAGGACTAGGCCGTTAAAGGGTCAGGGCTGCGCCCTCGGTCAGCTTGCCCCGCGAGGCGACGGCTTTCTTCGCGGCATCCAGCACGGCCGGCGCGGATGCGATTTCGGCCAGCTTGGCGGCGTACTTTTCGTCGCCGTAATCCTTGCGGGTGATCTTTGCATCGGCCAGGGCCTTGGATAGCAGGGCACGGGCGATGGAAACGGCTTCCTTGCCAATCGGATCAATCACGCGCGGGCCGGTTGAGGTGCGCATTTCGAATACGTAGTTGGCGTCGTAGTCGCTGACCTGCTTCTGGATCGCGGCCAGCTGCTCGGCGGTCAGTTCCACGCCTTCAGGCAGTCCGGCTTTCAGATCGTTGATCGCTTTGCGGACGTTGTTGCCGATGTTCTCGGCGCGGATGGTGTTCAGCGCTTTGGCCTCGGCATCGTTGATGGCATGGCCGGCGGAGTAGGGAGCACTGATGGTAAGCGCGATACCGGCGACGGTGATTGATTTGGACATAGCGGGTGGTTCCTTGGGTTGATGCGCGGGATTGCGCGGGGGTTGTAAGGTCAATGTATGGCATGGTGCCGGGATTGTCAAGGGGAAAGCAGGTAAGGGGTAGAAGTTTTTGCAGTCGGTATGGCGGGTATGCGGGGCATGTGAGCCATATCAGAGCTTTTTTTCTTTTCGACGCTTTGCACATAGTTTTTCACCGTAATCTTTTGCATCCTCAAGATTTTCAAATTGAAGATAATCGTGAATGGCGGGGCCTAAGACAGCCCATCCACCTGGGATACTTTTTATTTTACACCACTCATTTTCGAGATAGAACATTGTTTCGGGAGGATAACCCTCCCGTTGATGCCATTTTGAAGTCATTCTTCGGCCTCTGCAAATTCCGCCAGTTCGATGTAGCCGAGGTAGTGCCGGGCGCGCGTCTGCATGACGTAGAGAACGTTCGGATCTTGGTCTCGCATCTTGATCAGACTTTTGTTCAGGATGAAAACGCGGTCGAACTCGAGGCCCTTAGATTTGTGCCCGGTCATTAGGGCGATACGGCCTTCGCGGTGGAGGACTTCCTCGGCCTTGGAGCAAGCTTCTTCGAGTGTTGTGGCTTGGCGGGCGAATACACGGAGGCATTCGGCCTTGTCATAGACCTGACTCTTACGCCGGGAGCGCTCGAGTTCCTTCGCCTGCCAACGGTCAATGGCGTCGAGGACTTCCGGCTGGAGGGTTTTGGGTTCGCCAAGTTTACGGAGCGCGGTAATCAGCCCTTTGGTGAAGTCGCGGCCGGAAAGTTCAGGCAGGCGTCCCGCGCCGATCATGCGGAGGGCAAGGGAAAAGAGCGGGGCATTGTTCCTGCAGACGATGGCGTCCCCGTCGAGGATATTGGCGAAGGACCAAGGAGTGATGGTTTCGACTGTGCCCTCTCCGGCCCAATCGGCGGCGCGCATATCAGGGGCACGCCAGTTGGCGGCGGCGACGATCGAGCGGGCGCAGCGAAACGTCGTGGTCAGGTAGACAACGCGGCAAGAAAATTGCCGCTGGATCAGATCCATGGAGTCCCCAGCCGCTCCGCGGAAACCGTAGATGGCTTGGCAGGGGTCGCCGACGGCAATTAGACGGGAGCGTTTGCAAAGTTTGCCGAGAATAATGTGATTGATCGGGGAAAGATCTTGGGCCTCGTCGATCAGGACGGTGGGGTAGAACTCGAAGGTGACGGGGCAGATAGCGGCTGTCAGGATTTGATCATCGAAGTCGATCTCCCCGCGGAGGGTCATGTCCCAACTGCGTTTGCTGACCTTGGTGATCAGATAGCGCTGGAGTTCCGTCGGCTCGAAGTCGAGGCTGGCGAAGAAGTCCTCGTCGGAGCAAAGCGGCTTCCAGTAGCCTTTGGCAACTTCGGGCACCCAGCCCTCGACCTTGGCCGCGCGGATAGCGTCGAGGGTTTCGGCGAAGAGTTCGGAAATCTCTTGCTGATCGGGTTTGTCGAGCAGCTTGATTTCCTCTTGCAGCAAGGCGTAGAGTTTGCCTTTGTCAAGTTTGAGGCGCTTGCGCAGGAACTCGCCCCAAGCGCGGTGGCCGAGGCTGTTGAGGGTTTGGGATAGGCAGTTCGGCGGGAGGCGCTTCACCATCTCGTCCGCGTTGGCCTTGTTGAAGGCGAGGCAGCGCAGGGTGGCGGGCAGCCCCGCGAGCTTGTAGGTTTCCGCGAGCGTAATAAGCGGGTCGTCGTCGTCGCGCCACCAACCACCGAGTTGGTCGTTTTCGCGCCAGCCGAGTTTGTGCAGTTGCGCCGGGGCATCGCGGGCGAGAATGGCCTCAGCGATCAGGACCAGTGTGCTGGTCTTGGCTGCCCCGGCACGGGCCTCGATGATCAGGTTGTCGGAGTTAGAGACAGCGGCCTCGACTGCAGCTTGCTGTTCGAGAGTGGGGGTGAAGGTCACGGGAGGTTCCTTTAAGTTAAGAGTCAAATTTCTGGGGAGTTTCGGACCAGTCTGAGATATGTTCTTGGCTTAATCTATCTACCCCCGAAGAGGAATTGTAGCTGATGTAGAAACCGTCGCCTTGTATGATCTCTTTTGTCATGGTCAGTTCTTTGAGGTCAGCAGCTTGCGCAGTTCATTGCGCTGTTCCAGCAGCGGAAGGAGCATTTTCTTGACCATGACGGATTGAAGCTGATCCTTCATTCTGGTGATCCCAGTCAGCAGGCGTGAAAGAACTTCCAACTCGCGCTGGCTGCGGCCGGGCAGGGCGTAGAGTTTGGCATAAAGTTCGTTCAGGCCTTCGGCACTGATGCCGGAGGAGCTGAATTGTGCTACGCAGTGCTCGCTGGCGATGTTTTCTTGGAAAATGTCGCTGGCATCGAAGTCGAGGTAGATGTCGGCAGAACGAACTTGCAGACTGCGAACTTGAACAAAATCATAGCCCTTTTCTGACTTGAGCATTTCCTCAATGGTGATAAGCTGGCCGCAGATTTCTTCAAACATCTGGTTTCCTTTCAGAGGGTTATGTGGAGGTCGGGTATGGTGATTATAAGGCTTTCCGGTGCGAATGTCAAGCGGTTTTTGCAGGCCAAGTGTTCCGCCAAACTGTCCTTAGCGAGGGCTAGAAGAAAAGTCGGAAAGCGCTCGATCGAGATGGTTCCGAGGTATTCGCGGGGGTTGATCCCGATCAGGATGGCGACGCCGTAATCGCAAGGGATCAGCGTGAGGTGCGGGTAGGCGTGGTAGGTCGAAAGTGCAGCTTGCTTAGGCTGGTCCGCCGAGGAGCAATCCCGCGATGACAGCAATGCAAGCGTAGAAGGTGAGAGCCAGTGTGCCATAGATGATAAGCTCCTTCATTTCCGGGCCGCCTTGCGAAGGCCTACACCATTGAGCCAACCTTCGCGGGCAGCAATTGATACACAATTTGTTGAAACATTGAGGGCTCGAGAAGCTTCACCATGACTGCTGTAGGTTACTCCGCGGATAGTTACCTCTCGTCGAGTTATAGGTTTTGTGAGGTCGTCAATGCGACCTTGATCGAGTGCTTTGCGGATGGTTTGAGGTGAACAGCCGATTTTTCTGGCCGCGTCCTTGATGGAGGGGTAGATAATTCCCCTGATTCTTATTGGTGTAGCCATTAATCGAACCCCAAATTGTGCCGAGCTTCAAGAACGTCATCGGACAGATCATTGGTAATAGGGTCGTCAAGGTTGATAGGGTACCCGTACGCATCAAAGAACTTCGCTGGAACGACGGGACGCGGGATTATTTCCAGCTCTGCCCCCCGGCGACGAACGATAAGGTGGTCGTATGTGGACGAGGCCGGGAGGCCGGGTACGAGGCTGACGCGAAGTTTGGCGCGAAGCGCGTTGAGGCGTTGGTTGACGTAGATGGCTTGGGACTCGGTTTCATATACCATCTTGAGGTAGCCGGTTTTCTCAGCCGTGGCCCAAAGTGGGGCAACGTCGGAATAGGTTGAGATTGGGCGCGGGGGCATTAGTTAGGCTCCTTTGTGGGGTGGGCGGCGATAGATCAGAAAAGCAAGGGCTCGGTAGGTCATGCTACGACCTCCTCGGCGATGTATTCGTGCAGGGTGAGGTTCATATCGTGGGCCAGTTTGCGGAACTTGTCGGTGATATGCTCACAAAAAACGTCTCCTTTTAGGTGAGAAGTGTCATGAATGTGTTGAATGCTGACAAGCAAATTAACATTCTCGATCATCCAGTCCGGGAACAATTCCGGCTTTGCATTAATCCAGCTAGCAATTTCGGTTCCATAGCCGAGTTCATCGGGGTTATCCAACCGCCGAGCAAATTCATCATCTTCGATCAGTAGCCCGATGCCGCAGGCTGTGCCATTCGGGCCACGGTAGAGGCAGGTTCCTGAACCCCACGATTCTTGCCCCTGCCGCATCAGGCCAAGGTACGACTTGTTAATGATTTCCTGTGGTGTCATTTCTGATCTCCTTTGAGTGCGGCAACGGTAGCGTTGCACAGATTGATATATTTCGTTACCGCTTCTCCGCGGGCTTTCTCAATCGCAGCGACTAAATCGCTGCTGATCTTTGCAACTGCGCTGTTGTGTTCTGCGATCAACTGATCGTATTTCTCGATCATTGGAAAGGTCTGATCCATGAACTTGAGATTTTCGGGGCCGATTTGGAAAATCTTTGGCTGGGTCATTTATTATACCCCAGGATTTCATTGATGTCCGTGATCGCCTCGGCGTACGCGCCCCGCTTGTAGGCTTTCTTTGTGTAGAACATCGCCTTGGCGAGGATGGCGGAACCGGAAAGCTGGCTGTTCCGCATACCGAGGGCGAGAAGCTGCAAATGCCCGCGAAGCATGGCGAGGATCAGGCGGTCCCGAACGGGGTCTGAAGTTTCCACGGGGCTATTCACCATAAGCCTCCGTGCATTCCATATCCGTCACGCACTCGCGCGGTTCGGGGGCAAGCAGGGCGATGCCGAAAATTAGCACCACAAAGAATAGAGTTATGAAAATAAACTCGATTCCGAAAATCATATATTTCATTGGATTGATCCTTGTTGGGCCTGTCTCGTCAGCACACGCTGGCCGGGCAATGTGGACGGGCCAGTGTGGCCCGTTTCGACTATTTTGCTTTGGGGATGATTTTGAGGCGTCCGTCAACATAGGCGATTGCGATATCTGGCACGTTATCCTTTTTACCCGTAGTAAGTGGAATATTGTTTTCCATCACGCCACCTTCGTCATAAACACGACTTGATGATACAAGGATTGGCACCAAACGTGGCTGAGGTTTTCGGCGATTTCCACCAGCCTTTTCTTTTGCGCTGTTTGAATGACACCTGGCAAGTTAACCGGGGAAAGTTGGAAGATTGTCGAAAGCAACTGGGCCATTACATCAGGGCGAAGACGC